AATTGGTGAAATACAAAGAGGACCAAATACATCAAATGAAAATATACGAGAAGCTGGATCAAACGGTACAAGGGCTACTTATTCCACATCTTGTCCAAGATTTTGGTGGCCATCTACTCTAATTCATGCTAGTGCAAATTTATGTGAGTATATGGCATTGGATGGTAAATATCCAAAGAAAACACCAGAATACTATGCTCAATGTAACCACAGTGATCATCAGAATGCTTCTAATCGAAATATTTCAAAAATTTATGATAATATTTTAATGGAACGGTCTCAAATTCCATTCACCGATGTGAAACCAGAAGATTTAAAAGATTATGTTAATGCGAAATATTCAAGAAACAAAATATCATCTTTACAAAACATAGAATACAAACAATATTCTTCAACATTTGATTTTTATGTTCCAAACAAAATTTCTCCATATACTTTGCCTGGTTCATCATTTACTCGTCGTTCAAGTTGGTTGTATTCAAAAAAACAAGATGATAATGTTTATCTTGGAAATTATGTATTTACAACTGATGGTGTAAATGGTCCTGCACCACCACATGAAAGAGAAATTATAAACATTTTTAGAAAAAAATATAAAATAGATTTAGTTATACCAAAATATTGGATGGATAATAATAACCGATCTTCTGGTATAATACACAATCCGTATAAGAATAAAATTCCAAACACATACTCAATGTGGCCAAGTAATTGTTGCGGTATGAGTGAAGTCGTTAATGCTGGACTTGATTCAGATGGTGAACAACAAACTCCAACATTTGAACAACGTCAGGCCAATCTTAATAAAAAGAAATTTGCCACTTATTGTGAGTATGTAATTGCATTGAATACTGAAACATTTAAAACTAAAATACAAAATAAATGTGCTGGAAGAATAACTGAAAATCAAGATAACACACAAAAAACATTACAATCATTAACAGAAACAACTCCTGTACCACAAAATCCAGACCCAGAACCAGAGGATCTTGCGGAGAAGCCTATTATACCTGATTGTATTGGTTGTAGTGAAGATCCAAAAGATGACCCATTCCCAAAACCACCAAATCCATTATTACCTGAATGTACAAATTGTCCATCAGATAGACCATTGGTTACAGAAATACGAAGGAGAATACCACAAGTTATTGTTGCTCCTAGTAGATTCAGAAATTCATTAATTTTGGGTTCTAGTTCTGTTTACTTTAACAATATTACAATTAATATGTGGAGTGAAGAAACAATAAGCACTCCACTTGAACCTGGTGAAAGAAAATGGTATTATTCATTCTCAAAAGGATTAAACCAATTATTCACTACCGATAGAAGAGTATTAAAGGGTCCGGATTCTGTTCCTATTAAAGATGAAGTTCCTTCAAATTGGAATGATTGGATTGCTGGATTATAATAGATACTTAATTAAAAGACAATCTAAATGATTGTCTTTTTTATTTTGTAGAATCCTATTTATAGGATATGGAACTATTCACAGATTACATAGACCTCATTAGACTTGGAATATCGAGTCTCGTCACACTCTTGGGTGTGTTTTTGTCTTGGTTCCTCAAGTACAAGTACGGTGAATATAAACACAAGAAAGTTACCCGTGAAATTTCCCAGTCAAAATTAGTCCAAACAATTCTTGAACAACAACTGCACGAGTATGGATGTCAACGTGCTTTTATTCTTCAACGTCACAACGGTGGTAAATTCAAAACAGGTCGTTCTATGAACAAGCTATCAACAACTTTTGAAGCACTTGAAGAAGGAGTCAGCACAGAGTTCAAAGAATACCAAAATCTACCAACAACACTTTATTCTAGTTTAGTTGATTCAGTTCAAACCGAACGTGCCATATTCCCATCAGTAGACGATATAGATGATATACTAACAAGAGCCTTCTTTACACAACGTGGAACGAAGTCTGCTGTTGTATATCCAATTATGCGTGGTGTAGAATTGATGGGTATTGTTGGATTTGAATGGACACATAAAGCTAAAAACATGGAGAGTTCTTTTGTTGAACTCAAACACGACGGTAAAGTTATAGGAGAAACCCTTTCCAAATTATTGTAGGAGTTTTTATGATAAATGAAAATGTAGAAGAATACGTTGTTGATGAAGAAGTTACGGGTATTGAAGTTTCAGGTATAAAGAAAGGGAGGAAACAAATAAAAAACAAGATACATTTCAACTTATCGTTGAATGCAGAACAAAAAGAAGTAAAGGCTAATATACTGAGAGATACCATCTCTGTTTTAACAGGGAAAGCTGGTTCGGGAAAAACGTTACTTGCAACACAAATTGCTCTTGAATATCTTTTCTATCGTGAAGTTGAACGAATCATCATTACAAGACCAACGGTTTCCAACGAAGATATTGGATTCTTACCGGGTGATATAAAAGAAAAAATGAATCCTTGGGTGGCTCCAATTCATGCAAATATGTATATGTTATATGGTAAGCCAAAAATTGAAAAACTTATAAACGAAAACATCATTGAGATTGCACCGATTTCATTCCTTCGTGGTAGAACATTCGTAAATGCTTGTGTTATCGTCGATGAAGCACAGAACGTAACGAAATCACAGATGGAGATGATTCTTTCTCGTCTCGGTACAAATTCGAAGATGTTAATTTGTGGTGATGTTACACAAACTGATTTAAAGAATAAGAAAGACAGTGGTTTTCCATATTTATTTAATATGGTCAGCTCTGTTCCCGGTCTTGGTGTGTACGAACTAAAAACAAACCACCGTCATCCAATAGTTGACAATATATTGAATTATTTTGAAGAACAGAAATAAGAGAAGTAAATGGTAGAAATTCCTATATGGCCTGGTAGTTCAAGTTTTACAACTGGTAGTACACCGTTCGGAACATTTGATTCTGATAGTGTATTTCAATCAGATATTGACGCATTTGCAGATTGGTGTGCTAAAAGATTGGGTTACCCAATAGTAGATGTTGAATTACAAGATGTAAACTTTTATGCTTGTTTCGAAGAGGCAATATACGAATACTCTTACAATGTAAACCAATTCAATATTCAACAGAATTTGTTGAGTATCATGGGAACACCAGTTGACAATAACTTGACTCATCAAAACATTTCAACGAACATGGGTGGTCTAATTCAATTGGCAACAGAATACGGTTCGGAAACATTTACAAACGGTAACGTAAACTTTTATTCTGCTTCGATTGATGTAACTCAAAATAAACAAAGATATGATTTAGATAATCTTATTCGTGATGTTTATAAACCAACGGGTTCTATTGAAATTAAAAAGGTTCATCACTACGCTCCACCTGCATCTATTCGTTTCTATGACCCATACTTGGGTAATCAAGCGATGTTAGATACATTCGGATTTGGTGCTTACTCAACAGGTGTTTCCTTCATGTTGATGCCTATGTACGCAGACTTACTTCGTGTTCAGGCAATCGAATTCAACGATATGATGAGAAAGTCGTCTTATTCATTTGAAATAATCAATAATGAACTTCGTATATTTCCAATACCAGTAAAAGACTTCAAACTTTGGATTGAGTATATTGTAAAAGAAGAGCGTTCCAATCCTTTAAAAAACCAACCGATTTCTGGGTCTGGTGTTACAGGATTGGTGTCTGATATGTCAAATGCTCCTTATGACTTTATGGTTTATTCAAAGATAAACTCTGTTGGTAAGAGTTGGATATACACATATGGTTTAGCTCTGGCAAAAGAAATGTTAGGATATGTTCGTGGTAAGTACGGAAGTATTCCAATTCCAAATGGAGAAACAACTCTTAATGCTGCAGACTTACTATCATCAGCTGGTACAGAAAAACAAGCTCTTGTAGAACAATTAAGAACTATGTTAGATACAATGACTCGTTCTAAACTTCTTGAAGCAAAACGTGCAGAAGTAGAATCATTGAACGTTTCTTTGAATGCAACACCACTCAAAATCTACATAGGATAAACCGATGCCATTATTTCACGGAAGACGAGATGCCTCACTAGTTCACAAAATTAACACGGAACTTATAGTTGACATTATAGATACCGAAGTTGGTTTGTATAAGTTATCTCTTCAAGAAACAAAGACAAATATTTACGACGAATCTGATAAAAAGATTTATCACCAACCTATTAGAATGCCATCACTGATTAATCGTCAAGAACAAACATACGAAGGAACTGAATTCGGACAAGATTACACTCAAGTATGTGACTTTGGATTTATCCGTGAGTTACTAAAAGAATACGAAACGTATGTTGAAGTTGGTGATGTTATAGAATACAATGGAGAATATTGGGAAGTTGATGCAATTCAGGAAAATCAATACTTCGGCGGTAAGAATCCTGATTATTCTTTTTCAACGGAAAGATGGGGACATAACGTCTCTATTATAGCCAATACACACTTGACAAGACGTTCCAGAATCCATGTGGAAGAAGTTCGTTCTGCTCCAAGAATTAATGAAAATAATGATTTACCAAGTAATATCTAATGAAAAACTCATCCCCATATCGTAAAGCTCCGATAAAAAGAACAAGAGATTCTTTTATTGATGATACAAATTCTTCTGAAAATCCAAGAATTGATTTTGGTCAATCACGTCACACACAAGTTCGTAGAGACACAGATAAAAAAAGAAGTCTCGGTATAACACTTTATGACATTGATTTTGCGGTAAAGTCTTTTATAGACCAAACAATGCAATTAAGAATAGAAGATAATGGTCAACTTATAGAAGTTCCAACATTATATGCTAATTCTGAAAAATGGACTTCTATTCAAAGAAACGGGTATCTGAAAGACAAGAAAGGTAAAACACTAGTTCCACTTATAACGTTTAGACGTTCTGGTGTAAACATGAAACAACAGTTGAGACGTAATAAGGTTGCATCGAGTGGTCAACTTGCATATGTTATGAAACAAAAATACAATCAGCTTTCTCCATATGATAGGTTTTCATCGTTATATGGAACAAGAGCACCACAGGAGTATTTTGTAACACCAATACCTGACTATGTTGACATAACCTATGATTTTATTCTTTGGTGTGAATACCAATCTCAATTAAACGAGCTTGTAGAACAATTTGTTTATTACGGTGGAAAGTCTTTCGGTGAAAAGAATTTCTTTAAGTTTGCATCTTCGTTGGAATCGTTAAACATGGAAGATTCAAATTCAACTGGGCAAGACAGACTCGTCAGAGCAAACTTTCAGTTGATGATTCACGCATATCTATTACCAAAGAGTGTTGCTGGAGAAGTAACCACAAAAAGAGTCGTCGCTCCAAATAAGATAGTCTTTGAATCGGAAACATCAAGAGATATTAATGGTGCAATTCGTCAAAACCAAGAACTTTATGGTGGAGACCCATTCAAGTCTTTGAATCAAGATAAAGAAGAAATTGCAGATGATTTACAAAGAAGACTACGTGATAATCCGTAGTATGATTTCTAGAAAAAAATCACTATATTTATAGATATACAGTTTTATTAATGTGAGGTTTTTATGTCAGAACAAATTGAAAAAGAATTTGAACAGTCAGATATTGAGTCTGTCAAAGAATTACAATCAAATTACGCCACAACAACGGCACAAATCGGTCAGATAGAAGTAGAACTTCATCTGTTAAAGAAACGATTGGAAGAAGTTGAAGGTATCCGAGAAGAATTGTTTAAAAATTACGAGTCAATTCAACTCAAAGAAAAGGAACTCGTTCAAAACCTAAATGAAAAATACGGAGATGGTGTCCTTGATTTAGATTCTGGAAGATTTATTTCATCAGGTCAATAATTTGGAATTTTTTTTCTATATTTATATCAGAGACGATTATATCATTTTTTTGGAGATAAATAGTGGCTAATGAAAGAATTGTAAGTCCTGGCGTGTTCACAGTCGAAAAGGATCTTTCGTTCTTACCACAAGGAATCGGAGCAATCGGTGCTGCCCTTATAGGACCAACCCTTAAAGGACCAGCATTTGTTCCAACTTTGGTAGAAGGATACAACGACTTTGTAACAAAATTTGGTGGGGGTTATGAACAATCATACCTTCCTTATACCGCTAAGAGCTATCTAACTAATGCCGGTAGTGCAACTATCGTGCGAGTTCTTGGTTCGGGTGGTTATTCACTCAAGCACCCTCTTGCTATCGTTGCTACTGGTAGCTATGGTAAGAGATTAATTTCTGTACTTCACCCAACATTTGTTGTAACAAATGCATCTGCTGATTCATTGTTTGCTAGTTCGTTACTTGCATCAAATAACAGTGGTTCATTTGTTCTTACTGTTTCTGGTGGATTCACAACAGACACATCCGCATTTACAGGAAATGCCGTATCAGAAAACGGAACTCCATTCAGTGCATCTATCAATCCTGAAAGCACCTCGTTTATTGGTGACCTTTATGGATATGGTGCTTACGGAACACACGCTGTTTACAACTATGTTTCATTTGCAAAAGCTGCTTCTGCTTCATTGGCAATAGATGGTGCAACAAGAGTTATCATCGAAACAGGTTCTGCATCAACACCTGAATGGGATTTCACAACAGATTATCTTGAAGCATTCACACCATATATCACTTCACAAAAAGTTGGTGCAGCTTCAACAAATCTCTTCCGTTTTGCAACACTTTCACACGGTATTCATGCAAACTATGAAGTTAAGATTGGTATCGCAAACATTCGTGCTGCTGGTACAATCGCTGGTTCTGAGTATGGTGACTTCGATGTTGTTGTACGATTTGTAGACCAATCAAAGGTTGTTGGTACTCCATTTACATATGAAGATGAAGATCTTCGTCCAAACATCGTTGAAACATTCAAGTGTAATCTTGACCCTAACTCACCACGTTATATCGCTCGTGTTATTGGTGACAGATATGTAACAATCACAGACGAAGGTAAAGTTGTTGTAAACGGTGATTACTCTAACAAGTCAAAGTATATTCGTGTTGAAGTAACAGACGCAGTTGCAAACGGAGCAATTTCACAAAATCTTGTTCCTTTTGGATTCCGTGCCCTCACATCAACAATTCCTTCAGCATTCACACAACCACTTGCTGCTTCGTTTGTAACAAGTCAAACAGCCGGTGGTGCTTATAATCGTCGTGTTTATTTCGGATTTAATTATGATTTTGCTAATACAGACAACTTCAATTATCTCCGTCCACTTCCAATAACTGCAAATCAGACAACTGGAAGCAATACAGATTTCTACTTGAGTGATTATACTCAGAATGTTGGTGCTAACTATCCATCATCAACATCTCCTTATACTGGTTCTATCGACCTTACAACAAATACATCACTTGATTCACGTAAGTTCATGGTTCCATTCCAAGGCGGATTTGATGGACACAAGCCAAACCTTCAAAAGAAGACAGGTACAAACATTGTTGCTGGAAATACACAAGGATTTGATATTTCTTCAACATCTGCCGCTGGATATACATCATATAAGAAGGCACTCGATACGATTTCTAACTCTGATGAGTTTGACATCAATATGTTGGTAACACCGGGTGTTCTCCACTCATTGCATTCATCAATCACAACATATGCAAAAGATATGTGTGAAGATCGTGGTGATGCTTTCTTCGTGATGGACACAGTTGGTATTGATGACAATATCGCTACAGCAGTATCTACTGTTGAAGGTTTAGACACAAACTATGCCGCTACTTACTATCCTTGGGTCAAGATTATTGACTTCGAACGTAACAAGCCAGTTTGGGTTCCACCTTCTGTTGTTCTTCCGGGTGTTATTGCATTCAACGACCGTGTTTCTGCTGAATGGTTCGCACCAGCTGGTTTGAATCGTGGTGGTCTTACAGAAGTTGTTGAAGTAAAGACACGTCTAACACAAACAGAACGTGATGACTTATATGATGCTAGAATCAACCCAATCGCAGTATTCCCATCAACAGGAGTATGTGTATGGGGTCAGAAAACACTTCAAGGTAAGCCATCTGCTCTTGACCGTATCAACGTTCGTCGTCTCTTGATTGCAGCTAAGAAGTTCATCGCATCTGCTACACGTTACCTTGTGTTCGAACAAAACACAACACAAACACGTACACGATTCCTGAACA